AAGACACACATTTGATGCAAGAGTAAAACAACACGAAATAACAATGGAAGTTGCAAGAGATGGTCTACCAGTAGACTTACCAAGTTTTGGTAGTCAATATACTGATGTGCAAAAAACAAAAAGACCGATAACAGTATAGAGAGGGGGTGTATTCTATAACATTATATTATGTTTCAACAATTCTAGGGAGATATTTTAAATGACAAATAAATCAAAAATGAAACTGAAAAAATTAAACTTTTTAAATAAAGATAGAAGAATTGCACGAGAAACCGAAACGACTAAATATAGAATACGACAAGTAGAGAAAACGGATGATAACATTTACAGACTTACAAGAGGGCGTATATGACCCCAATATATTCAAAGCGTTCTTCCTAGCTGGTGGGCCTGGTTCTGGTAAATCATATGTAGTACGAAGAACTACAGGTGGTCTGGGTATGAAGATAATCAACTCAGATGATGTTTTTGAGAAAATGTTAGACAATGAATTGGGTACTCAAGATTTGAGAGATATAGACCCAACTGTGAGAGATGAAATAAGAGGTCGAGCAAAAGGAATCACCAAGAAAAGAAAAGATAATCTCATTGAAGGTAGACTTGGACTCATCATAGATGGTACAGGAAAAGATTATGATAAAATTTCTGGTCAGAAGGCGAAGTTAGATGCTCTTGGTTATGATACATATATGATATTTGTGAACACATCATTAGATACTGCACTTGAAAGAAATCAACAAAGAGCAAGAGTTCTCAAAGACTCAATGGTCACTTTACTATGGAATCAAGTTCAACAAAACATAGGTAAGTTTAATATTCTTTTTAAACCTAGTAACTTCATTATTGTAGATAATAATGATGCAAAAGAAAACTTGATGCCACCCATCATAAAAATAGTTAAAAGTTTTGCAAGAAAGAAAGTAACAAATCATATCGCTCAAGGGTGGATAAAAATGGAACTTGCAAAGAAAAAGCGTGGTGAAAGTGATACATTAGGAACTGGTAGAGTTACTAGTGTTAAGAAACAGACTATTGACCCCAAGAAACTAGAAAAAATTCAAAAAGGTGGTTTCCTCAAGTTTGCAAAAAGAACAAGATAACGAATCGCACCGATTCGCATAAAACCTCAAAAAATACAATCTCTCTAAACCCTTGATTTTCAAGGGTTTTTTTATATGGGTTGACAATGTATATTTTATGTGGTATAGTTAATCATAATCAAAAGAGAGGTTATTTATGATTGTTTTAAATGAAAATATTAAAGGTTTAAAAGTCGGTACTAAGATGATTGGTGATTGGGGTGCAATGATACCTCTCAGTTACGGAACTGTTACTGACGTTATTCGTGATTACAAAGGTGTAGATGTTGAAGTTACCATAGATTGGGACGATTTAAAAGAGACAACTTATTTCACAAATGAGATAAACAAAGGGCCAGGTATCGGTATTTACACAGAAGAAAAATTTTATAATGGAGTTGCATAATGAAATTTGTAGAGTTAAAAGTAACCTATGAATGGTTTACACCTATGGGTAAACGAAGAACATTTTATGACTTTGCATTTGGTACGAATGAAAAGATTGCGATTGATAATATAAAGAAACGTATTAAACAAAGAATTAGACACGAAGATTACAAAGTGTTGAAAATGGAGTTTAGTTAATATGGTGATTATGGTGTAATGGTTAGCACGACAGATTGTGATTCTGTTAGTTTGAGTTCAACTCTCAATAGTCACCCCAAATAAAAAAAGGAGAATAGTATGAAAGATTTTACAAGTGCAATAGATGGTTCAACGATTACTGTCAATATGGAGAAGGTTGCTTATATACAAGAATATGACCATAAAGATTCTATGTGGATACATCTTGATAATGGTGAAAAAATTCTAGTTAAAAAGGAAGGATTAATATGAAATTTTATAAATCAGTAATTCAGTTTTTTGAAGAACGTATCGGTGAAGGTACAGCCTGGGACTTAGACTATGGTAAATTACTTATCATAGGATTATTAGTATATCATATATTCTTTCAAGGTTAATCATGGAAATATTACTTAAAATATTAATTGGTTTATTGGTAGGAATATTAGTGTATCTTTATTATTTTCAAGGATGATCCGAATCGGAGTCCGATTCGCAAAAAACAAAAGAGGTTCTCTCCAAACTAAGTCCTTGATTCTAAAGGACTTTATTTTGACATTTGACAAATATGAAAAAGTGTGGTATAGTTAATCATAATCAAAAAGAAAGGTTAATATGATTAAAACTAATAAAATACCAGAGTTGTGTGGGTGGATGGGAATGATTCTCATTCATGGTGCAACAGCTCCAACATCTATCTCAGTACTGATGGGATGGTCAACTAATCTACCACCATTGAATTTTATATTACTAGTGTGGTTAGGATTGTTTCTATTCCTAGTGAGAGCGATATATGCAAAAGATATGTTATACATTGTATCTAATGCAATAGGATTTGCACTCAATAGTTTACTGTTAAGTTTAATTGCATTTAGTTAAAAAAACAGTTGACAATGTTTGCGAATCGTGATAAAGTTAATTATAATAAAAAAAGAGAGGTTTATATGAGTAAAATTAAAAGTTATATTATGGACGTTGAGAGTTTTGTAGATGGTTATTTTGACTATGATACAGAAACTTTTAAGACTAACAAAGAAAAGATTTTGTTAGATGTCAAAGATGAGTTCAAAGATAATATGTCAGTAGAAATTGCAAATGATTATATTGACGATCAAGATGCTTTCAATGAAATTTTTGAGGAGAATGTGTGATGAGTAAAGAAGCTCTAATGAAAAACTTAGAAGATTTAGATAAAGAAGAGGTTGCAGTAATACATTCTGCATTTGGTGATAAACCTCATGTGGTTGCATTTGTAAAGGTTGACAAAACTTTATCTGATGAAGATAAATGTGAAAAGGCATTTAAGTTGACCAACTCAATAGAACAAGGTTGGTGGAATAATGAGGGTGTTCAATATATGGGGCCTAACCCAACTTGTAGGTCTACAAGTTCTGGTGACCAAGTAGTACTAAAAGATGGTACAAAATACAATTGTTCATTTGTTGGTTGGGAGAAAGTATAGTGGGTGACTATGAATGTGTAAATTGTGATGAGACTTTTCACTTAGATGAACCACCATATGATGGTCACGAAATTTGTGATGAATGTAGAGAGGAAATAGAATGACACAATATATTGCAAAACCAAATATAAATACTGACACAGGTATGAAAACTTTTAATGTCGAGTCAGATGCAATCAAATATTTAGAAGAATATACTGGCTATGAGATGTCCTACGAAAGAAATCGTAAGACAGGCGAAAAGACAAGTGATTGGTATTTGATTGAAAAGTTGATAAAGACAGATGAATAAAATGATTAAACAATTTTTATTGGGTCTTGTAGAGTTCACATTCTTACTGATGATGTTTGTCTGTGCTTACCTTGCATTGATAATCCTCGTACCCTAAATAATTCTAGGAGTGATTATGTTTGAAGTTTACACAGGGCCTAACTGCATTTGGTGTGTTAGGGCGAAAGAATTATTAACACAAAATGGTATTGAGTATAAAGAACTTGATATAAGTCAACAATCAATCAGAGAAGAATTACAAACGATTGCGCCTGGGGTCAGAACTGTACCACAGATATTTAATGATGGTCAAAGGATTGGTGGTTATCAAGAACTCGTGAAATACCTTAATCCGTAGGAGAAGAGATGTTTGAATATAAATGTAAGTTAGTCAAAGTCGTAGATGGCGACACAGTAGATGTAGATATAGATTTAGGGTTTGGTGTTTGGTTACAGAAACAACGTATCAGACTTTATGGAATAGATACACCAGAGTCAAGAACTTCAGATGCAGAAGAAAAAATCTATGGTTTGGCTGCGAAAGAACGTATGCAAAAATGGTTAGATGGTGGTAATCTAAAAATTGTTACACACAAAGATGCAAAAGGTAAGTATGGTAGAATACTAGGTGAACTCTATACTTATGAAACAAATATAAATGATAAAATGGTAGAGGAACATCACGCAGTAGGTTATCATGGACAAGCGAAAGAAGAGATTGCAGAAGAGCATATATTGAATAGAAAATATGTAGATGAACAATTAAGAACAGTTCAATCGTTTGAAGAATAAAAAAAAGAGAGTCAGTTTTGACTCTCTTTTTCATAGAAAGGAATTTATTATAAAAAAAACACTACTATTATTTATAAAAAACTGGTGGTTTATAATACCTTTAATACTACTTTTATTAATGGTAGTGGGAGCTGGTCTTGTAAACGACTTATGTAATGGTTGTGTTGCAAAAAGAGGTAATATCTTATATAATGTACACGATAAGTCTTGACACACTAGACACTTTATGGTATATTGATAACAATGACATTTCAACAATATTTAAATATGCGACTTAACGACAACTATTGGTTAGACTATATTGCAAAGAGATACGGACTAATCGAACAGTTTCCAAAAGTTGCAGTTTATACAATCAGAATGAGTGCATATCATGAGTGGCGAAAACAACAAGACCAAAGAAAAAAAACTGGAAAATAAAATAGAAAGTCTACAAAAACAGATAAATGTAATCTATAGTAGATTATCTGATAATCCTTTTACAAGAGATTACTTCAATGGTAAATCACACACTTTCCACAAAGATGATATTCGTAGTGAGGATAAATAATGGAAATACTTTTAATGACAACATTGATGTTGGGATTTTTAGAACGAATAAATGAAAATGCAGGCTGGGTCTGTATTGCGAACTGTGGAGTAATATAATGACAAAACAAATACAAACACAACCAAAATATTTTGATGTGCAAAAACATTTTGGGCCATTGTTTGCAAATGTATTACTTGCAGATGATATGACAGATGCACTCATAAAAATGACAGATAAAATCATAGATGATAAAAAGTCTGAATCACATGGTCAAAGTCTTGCTGGTGTGATAGAAAAAGAACTAAGAATATACAAATCTAATATGAATGATTTTGGTGTAGAACAAATGATTGAGTCTTGTGTGAGAAGTTATGTAATACATTGTGCAAAACTACATCAAATGTTTAATGAAACTTGGACTTATGAATCTCATCTTAACTCTGCATGGGTTGTATCTCAACATGAGAATGAATATAATCCATTACACAATCATACTGGTTGTGATATAAGTGGTGTTATATATCTCAAAACGCCTGATGTGAAAGGTAGAAGAAATTTTGATTCTAAAAAGGGTAAGTATGATAATGATGGTGATATATCATTTGTTCATAGTGCAACTGGTCAGAGAAATTATGATGTATTTGAAAAGGGTATGCTTACATTGACACCACAGCCTGGTATGATGATAATGTTTCCATCTTACTTACTACATACTGTTTGGCCATTTATCGGTGATGGTGAGAGAAGGTGTATTGCCTTCAATGCAGTATATCGTATAAATGATGAAAATAAAAGTTTTATGGCTGGTGATCTGAGTGAAGTTGAAAATAATACTTTTTATAGAGAAAAGAAAGGTGAATCAAAATGAAAGAAGATGAATTAAGTGATGTCGATAGACTCGTATTTTTAATGGAAGAGATTGCAATTATCGAGTCTCGATTTCAACCAGAGGACACAGGTCATTTACGAACTGCTGTAAATGTTCTCAAAGAAAGAGTGAGTGAAATCAAAGGAAAGATAAAGGAATATTATGGTTAAAGTTTATATTATTGCAATCGTAATGTTTTGGGCTGACCCTACTGCGACACCAACAAATGACTCGGTAGAGATTACACATTTACATGGTTTACCTTTGTACTTTGAAACTGTGCAAGGTTGTAGTGACCATATAGACCAAAATATAGATGCACTTAAAGAGTATGGTATGTCAGTTTATCCTACTGCACATACAGTAAAAACTATTTACTGTTTGCAAAGAGAACGAAATATTGATAACAATGAGGTTTAAAAATGGGTAGAGGAAAATCTAGAGATAAATATACATCAAAAGGTGAAAGACGAAATGTGTCAAAAAGATGGACAAAGATATTACGTTTAGAAAGAAAAGAAAATGAAGGTCTTTATAATCAGTTTGATGCATATCTCAAGGGTAAAAATGTTGTACTAACAGTACCCAATCCACTTAAAAGTGAAACACATAAACCTTTTATAAAAATCAAAGCGAAACAATATTGGAGAAGAGCATCAAGTGAGTAAAGACGGACTTTTCAATCGACCCTCAAGTTCAGATTCATTTTGGAATAAAAACGCATTAAGTTACGGAGAGGAACAAAAAATGAAAGATGATTTACAAGAGATAAATGTTGACAAACAATCTAAATCAAATCAGATGACTTGTTATAACTGTGATTCAGAACTCATATGGGGTGGTGACCAAGATATTGAAGAAGAGTTTGACCACGAAGATGCTCATGCAATGGTGACAAATTTATCTTGTCCAAAATGTGGTACTTTCGTTGTGGTCTACACACCAAAGTCTTTTTTTGAGAAAACAGAACAAGAATTTGACGAAGATGGTATGTATAAATGAGTATTCGTGACAAATATGTTTTCATTACAACTCGTAACGAGGATATGCAATGTGTAGGTATCAAAGAAGGGCCATTCGCTGGTGTTGTTTACAAATATGGTAAAGTTTCTGTAGGTGAAGAAAAATCAAATGGGACATTGCCTTTTCGATTTGAGTATGATATACTAGATAGTAATTTAGTACCAAGAGAGAGTTTCAATAATGAGTTTTTTGAACTAATCGGAGATATTCTCGTGGATATAATTGACAGACAAGAGGGGGATATAGTTGAACCAATCAATAGAGAGAACAGCTCTCACTAACCTAATAACTAACGAAGATTATGCAAAGAAAGTTCTACCTTTCATCAAGAAAGATTATTTTGAACTGAGAGAAGAAAAGATTATCTTTGAAGAGATAACTAACTTTGTAGACAAATATAAAAAGATACCAACAGGTCATGCACTTGAGATTGAAGTTGGTGAACGTAAAGACCTAACTGATACAGAATACAAAAAGATAGTCGATATCATACAAACATTGAGTCCAACAGATGTAGACTTTGATTGGTTGGTTGATACGACAGAAAAGTTTTGTAAAGATAAAGCCATCTACAATGCAATCGTAGAAGGTATCAGTATTATAGATGGTAAAGATAAAAACAAAACACCAGACTCGATACCAAGTATTCTTACAGATGCACTTGCAGTTTGTTTTGACAATGCAGTTGGACACGATTATCTTGCAGACTCAGAGTCACGATATGAGTTCTATCACAAAATAGAAGAACGTATACCATTTGACCTAGACTTCTTCAACAAAATTACCAAAGGTGGACTACCACCAAAGACATTGAATATTGCACTCGCTGGAACTGGTGTTGGTAAATCATTGTTTATGTGTCATATGGCTGCAAACTGTTTATCACAAGGTAAGAGTGTATTGTATATTACTTTGGAGATGGCAGAAGAACGTATTGCAGAAAGAATAGATGCGAACCTTATGAATATTTCTATGGAAGATTTACACGAACTACCAAAGAAAATGTTTGATGACAAAATTGCAAGTATCATCAAACAAACATCTGGTAAACTAATCGTGAAAGAATATCCTACTGCATCTGCAAATAGTAATCACTTCAGAGGTCTTATTAAAGAACTTGCAATCAAGAAATCTTTCAAACCAGATATCGTATTTGTTGACTATTTAAATATCTGTGCATCATCAAGGTTCAAGGGTGGTGCGAATATCAACTCGTATACTCTGGTTAAGTCGATTGCAGAAGAACTTAGAGGACTTGCAGTAGAAACAAATGTTCCTATTATGTCTGCAACTCAAACGACTCGTTCTGGATTTGTTTCAAGTGATATTGGTCTGGAAGATACGTCAGAAAGTTTTGGATTACCAGCAACTGCTGACCTTATGTTTGCATTGATTAGTACAGAAGAACTAGATGACTTGAACCAGATTGCAGTAAAACAGTTGAAGAACAGATACAACGACCCAACAGTAAATAAAAGATTTGTATTGGGTATTGATCGTGCGAAGATGAGATTGTATGATGTAACATCACAAGAGTTATCAGATGATGGGCAACCAGTATTTGATAAAACATCTTTTGGTGAGAAGGGTGACTACAAAGGATTTAAGGTATGATAAAAAAATATCAATTGAATTTAGACTTAAAACCAATAAAAGAATTTGTATATAATATGCAAAAATCTACACAACTAACTGTAATGAAGTCTAACGTAGGTGGGTGGCAAAGTCAAATAGAAAAGGAATGGCCAAAGGTATTATTTGATCTGAGAGATTTTATACAAACACAAATTCCAGAACAAACATTTATGACATTGTGGTATAACATCAATGGTCGTGGATGTTATAATCGTATGCATGACCACAATAAAAAAGGGAATTATAGTGGAGTTTTTTATATAGACGTACCAGATAAAAATATGGGAAACCTATATTTTGAAAATGGTGAAGAGTATGAACCAATACCTAATCGTTTAATATTATTTCCTGCTGATTTAAAACATGGTGTCAAACCTAACAAAAGTAATCAACCAAGATTTAGTATGTCATTTAATTATGTAAGACATCCAGAAAAAGAAATGAAATTTCAAGGTCAACAATATTTAAAAAGTGGGATAACAATATGAATTGGATAGGAATAGTATTTCTCTACACATTTGGTGGAGAGATTTTATATGGAATGAGACAGGATTTATTTATAGATGAAGAAGAATGTCGAAGTCATTATGAGTCATTAGAGAACTGGGAATACGCTGGTAGACATACGAATATGTATAAGATGCCTGGCCACATTATACAATACGAAACACCGATTGGTAATGCATGGGTATTGTGTGAAAAACTTGACAAATAAACAAAAGTATGTTATATTTACATTATGAACTTTTATACAAATATTACTCGTTGGGGTAATCAGTTACTTTTAAGACAAGTCGTAAATGGAGAGAGGGTTAATCAAAGGATTAAATATTCTCCTACGTTGTATTGTGTTGTAAATGAACCAACACAATATAAAACTCTTGATGGTAGATACGTTACTCCTGTAAAACACGATACAATGAAAGAAGCCAATGAGTGGATTGATAACTATCAATCTGATTTAATCTTTGGTAGTAACACATATCAATATAACTATCTTGCAGACCAATATCCTAATCGTGTAGATTGGGATATGGAAAAACTATTAATCGTAACGATTGATATTGAGGTACAATGTGAGAATGGTTTTCCAGACCCAGAGAAGGCCCTTGAAGAACTTCTATCTATCACCATCAAAAATCACCAGACAAAAGAAATAGTTGTCTGGGGTATCGGTGATTTTAAAAGTGATAGAAGTGATGTTCACTATGTTTCTTGTGAAAATGAGTTACATCTTATCAAAGAGTTTCTTGTGTTCTGGGAACGTAATCACCCAGACGTAATCACAGGTTGGAACACAGAGTTTTTTGATATTCCGTATCTTTGTAATCGTATTAAAAATAGATGTGGTGAAGATGAGATAAGAAGATTGTCTCCATGGCGTAGTGTGTCATCTCGCACAGTATTTAAGATGGGACGTAATCATCAACTCTATGACATACAAGGTGTTGCACATTTAGATTATTTTGATTTGTATCGTAAGTTTACATATACTGCACAAGAGTCGTATCGACTTGACCATATCGCATCTGTAGAACTCGGTGAACGTAAAGATGGTAATCCGTTTGAAACATTTAAAGATTGGTATACAAAAGACTATCAATCGTTTATCGAATACAATATTACAGATGTTGAGATTGTTGATAAACTAGAAGATAAGATGAAACTGATTGAACTCTGTTTGACTATGGCGTATGAGGCCAAAGTAAATTATATGGACGTTCTGGGGTCAGTAAAATATTGGGATATACTAATATATAACTATCTCCGTAATAAGAACATAGTCATTCCACAAAAGAGAACTAAATCAAAACCAGATAAGTTTGAAGGTGCGTATGTCAAAGAACCACAAGAAGGTATGCACAAATGGGTTATGTCATTTGACTTGAACTCTCTGTATCCACATCTTATTATGCAATATAACATCTCACCAGAAACACTCCTCAGCCAAGATAAAATCAAGGATATGAAGGTAGATAAATTATTAAACAAAGAATTTGATACATCAAAGTTTAAGAATAGAAATGTTACTATGACACCAAATGGTGCAATGTTCAAAACAGATAAGAAGGGATTTCTACCAGAGATTATGGAGAGTATGTACAATGATAGAGTGAAGTACAAAAATCTTATGTTGAAATCTAAACAGGAATATGAGAATACGAAAGACCCTAAAATACTTAAAGAGATATCTAAGTATAATAATATACAGATGGCGAAGAAGATATCCCTCAACTCTGCATATGGTGCAATCGGTAATGTCTGGTTTCGTTACTATGATTTACTCGTTGCAGAAGCGATCACTACCTCTGGTCAGTTATCTATTCGTTGGATTGAAAAGTATCTCAATCAATATCTCAATAAAATTCTGGGAACTGATAAAGAGGATTATGTTCTTGCATCAGATACGGACTCTGTGTATATTACTTTTGACGAGTTGGTTAACAAGTCTTTTAAAACAGAAGGAGTGGCATCAGAGAGTGAGAGTGGTTTACAAAGAGAACGAGTGGTTGGATTCTTGGATAGACTTGCTCGAGAGAAGATTGAACCCTTTATTGATAAAAGTTACCAAGACCTTGCTGAATATGTTTCTGCATACGACCAAAAGATGAGTATGAAAAGAGAGGTGATTGCAGACAAAGGTATCTGGACAGCCAAGAAAAGATATATTCTCAATGCATGGGATATCGAAGGTGTCAAGTACAAAGAACCACAACTCAAGATCATGGGTTTGGAAGCGGTCAAGTCATCAACGCCTGCACCTTGCAGACAGAAGATTAAAGATGCACTCAAGATTATTATGAGTGGAAATGAGAAAATGCTAAATACCTTTATACAGGAGTTTAGAGAAGAGTTTATGAGTTTACCACCAGAAGAGATCGCATATCCCAGAAGTCTAAATGGATTGTCCAAGTTTAGTGATCCTAATCAGTTGTTTGCAAAGGGTGCTCCTATTCATGTGAAAGGTGGTATTCTATATAACTATCTATTACAGAAGTTACAGCTAAGTAACAAGTATCCTTATATACAAGAAGGTGATAAGATAAAGTTTCTACATCTCAAGTTACCAAACATTTATCAATCTACTGCTGTGTCTTTTATGACACAGTTACCAAAAGAACTTGACATACACGATAAAATAGACTATAATATGCAGTATGAGAAAAGTTTTGTTGAACCATTGAAAATTATCACAGATAGTATTTCTTGGAGAATTGACCAAACTTATGGAACACAAGGTACATTGGAGGATTTCTTTTGAAATATTTTAGATACACATTAGATGACTTAAAGAAATCATCAGATAGAAAACTATTTAACTACATCACCTTTTTCGCTGGTGGTGGTGGTTCTAGTTGTGGATATAAACTCTCTGGTGGTGAGTGTCTTTTTATGAATGAGTTTCAGCAAGTCGCAGTAGATGACTATCTTGCAAACTTTCCAGAAACACCACATCACTTATGTGATGATATAAAAAATGTGACAGGTCAACAGATTATGGAGATAACAGGTCTGAAAGTCGGTGAGTTAGATTTACTTGATGGTAGTCCACCTTGTCCACCTTTTTCTATGTCTGGTACAAAACAAAAAGGTTGGGGTAAAGAAAAGACAGCCTATGGTATGAAACAGAAAAACATAGAAGATTTGACATGGGAACAGATTCGTATCGCAAATGAGATGCAACCAAAAGTAATCGTGTGTGAAAATGTCAAAGGTCTTACAATGTCGTATGCACAGGAACATTTACAGAGAATGGTCAATGACTTTGAAAAGTGTGGATATACTACTGTTTACAAGGTCTTAAAAGGACACCAGCAAGGTGTTCCACAAAAAAGGGAAAGAGTGTTCATAGTTTCCGTTAGAAATGATGTTCTAGATAAGATTGGTTTACCATTTATGTTATTAGAGAGTGTAATCTTTCCAGAACCAGAAGAAGAGTTCGCAACAATACAAGATGCGATTGGTGACCTCAAACAGAACAACGCAAATGCATCAGAAGCGATAGAACTTTGTGATGCAATGAAAAAGAGTGCAAAGTATAAGTGGTTGAAACGACTACAAAAAAATCCAGATAGAGTGATGTCTGTTGGTGATGATGTAGTCGGGCCTTGGTATGATAAAGTGATTGCACATAGAAAGAAGATGGGTAAAACAGTTCCAGATAAGAAACACTCTTTCTATCAATCAAGAAGAGTTCCTTATAATCAAGCATCACATACATTATCAGAACAAGGACTAATGACAAGTCTTGCAGTACATTTACACCCAGAGGAAGATAGAGTTTTCACAACAAAAGAGTCTGCAAGAATAATGACTTTACCAGATGACTATATCTTTACAGGGACATTGAATCAAAACCTCGCAAGAATAGGATTGATGGTCGCACCACTTTGTCTGAAGTATCTTGCAGATAACATTTACGAGAATATATTGAAACCATACAAGGAGACAGCATGAAAAAAATAGTTGTAGAAAAAGATTTAGGAGTTAAGGAAACATTTGACAAATGGAATGGTAAGTTTCTAGATGAGACTTCCTACGACACACTTGTTAAAGTAACAGACGAAGATGTCGGAGTTATGAAACCTGTTAACTCTTTAGATGGATCAGATGTTCCTCTTGCGTATGTGATTACAAATGCATATAATGATAATGACGTAATACGAAATACACTTATGAGTATTGAAGATGTATCGGTTATGAGAGCCAACTGTTCTGGCCCTATACTTGAAGAAGATATGTTGAAGAAAGGTCTAAAGTTAAACGTAGACTATCGACTACGAACACCTAATTCATATCAACTCAAAACCAAGTCTGGTAAATGGGGTATGATTGCATATAGTAATGAGATACATTCAGTAATGATCGGTTTCAAGAGAGGACGATTTACTGGTGGTATTGACTCGTCTGGTTGGGTCAAAGAAAATCCAGAGAGATGGGAAACATTACAAGACATTGCAATATGGAATGAGAACGCATTTAAGAAGGCCAATGTAGACGTATATAACAAACAGAAAGCATTTTGTGATAATCATATAGAACCAGAGTATCGTATCGGTGGTGGTATATTTACAACACTTTCTGCAAATCGTTATCACATAGGACAATCATCTAAGATGGGTGCTCATGTTGACTCTGGAGACTTAAACGCTGGTATGACGACTATGAGTTGTTTTCGTGAGGGTGACTATGATGGTGCATACTTAGTGTTTCCAAGATATGGTATTGCAATAGATGCACCAGATAATTCAGTAATCATTGCAGATAGTAATCAAGTACATGGAGTAACACAGATAGAAGGTAAAGGACAGAGATTTACTTGTGTTGCATACTGTGACAATAGACTTGCAACAAAGGGTGTCGCTGGTAAATCAGAACGTAAGATAGGTAGATTTGCAGCCAAAGAGAGTGGTAGTCTAGAAGATTTTATATAATGAAATACTTCACAATCGCATCAGTATTATATTTCTCAATGATAGGTTTCATAGTATGTCTTTGTATGATAATATAGAAAACGAAACAGTCACAAAAGAGATACGCATCACAGATAAAGATAAGGTGATGTGTGAAGAGTATGGCCACCCTAGAGTATACATAGACGTTAAGAGTAAAGGGTTTGGTGTGTGTGGTTACTGTAACATCACCTATAAACATACAGATACAGTACAATCAGAACAAATTCGGAAGATTATTAAAAAGGTATAAAAAAACATATAGTTGTTGTGTTTTCATATTGTTGTCTATCGACTCTGAGAACTCGCAGTAATCCTACGATTCGCACCGATTCGCACAGAGGCCAGTATTCAGAGGCCGCCTAAGTCATTGATTCTATTAGGTTTTTCTAGGGGGGTTGACATTCCCTCTGATTGTGGTATTATATAATAGTAAGAGGGACAAAGGAAGTCCTAAGAAATCCCAAGAGGTGATGACTAGAGTTGTTGTGGTTCTATGATGTCTGACGCTCCCACAAAGTTTCTTGAAGAACTTGGTTCGCTACCGAGTTCCAAATGAGAGTTCGAAACCCTCCTCTTGCATAATAAAGGCCCCAGAGAAAGTAGAATGAGTATCTGGGGTTTTTTTATTTTAGGGGTTGACAAATATAGAAAAACTTGTTATAATGTATATGTGATTCGGTAAGAAAGGTTTTATTATGAATGAAGATTTAATAATGTTAGATAAGTTACAAGATATCTTAGATGACTTAGATTTTATTGGTGAGAATGATATAGAGACATCGGCCAGACTTAAACTGATGGAAGTTATCTCAGAGTTAGATCAGAAGATATCCACCTTTGAGGAATGGACAGATGCACAAGGCCAGATCGAAAAGGAGAAAGGTATCTGGTCTGACTTTGCAACAGAGGGTTTACTGATTGATAAAAGTAAGCCAGGAGTAATACAGAAAGTATGATAATATATACATTTACTATTATATCATTTATATACTTGACAACACACTTAGTATATAGTATAATATAGAAAAGGCTTGTTATTATATACCCCCTAAAACTGGGAGCCGTATCATAAACTATAAATGCAATAAGTATCCAGAGGAATATTTTATGGAGACACATAGAGCAAAA